CTTGCATGCCTCATCTCGAGACCTATGCTTTCTATACCATGCTTGTCAAGTTCCTTACGAAGGTGTGTCTGATTGACATCGCATATCACTAGGTTCTCATTCACACTGAAGAAGTTGAGTCCTATATAGGGAGAAGTGGTCGTGACTCCGTTGGCCAAGGCACAACCTACGTCAACAATTTTATCTCCTGGGAAATATATCTTGTCCCATTTCTCGAATATTTTTGGATACCTATCTGGATTTAATCTGTCACCGTTAAACAATACAAGACCAGGACGCAACGGAAGGACTGTGCTGTCAAAATGTGCGAATGCATAGAACTTGTCTGCCATGTGTATCCTATATCCTCTGGGTTCTAATATTGATTTTAACCATTGTGCACCTAGTTCCGTACCAGAATTACTGACCTGGAACAACAAGTCATTTCCCAGCCTCACCACATTTGGAGCGTCAAAAACAATTTCTAAATTACGGGTGGAAGGGTCTGCTAAATTTTCTGTCTGATATATTTCATCTAGTAGTATAGGTTTGGGTGCCGAGATCCATTCCGTGCCGCCTTCCATTGCTTCATATAGGAAATCTCTGTATGCCCTGGTCTCAAAATATCTACTCCTCAACGGTGATGCACAGTCGATAATTAGATTATCTAGAGGCAGTAGTAGATCTCTACAACTGTATGTCTGATATCCTGTAGTGGTCCATTCTGGAGTTGAAAAGGTCTTGGAGTTATCCTGTGGCGTGGGCCTTCTAACTTTGACGCCTAATTTTTTAAGAGTGTCTGCAAACACATCCAGGTCCTCGTTTGATTCGTCTATTATCTTTTGATCCACAGGACCTTCAAGGTCTTTGATGTCCTCATATTTTTCAGTAGTGAAACAAAACGAATGTGTGCTACGATCCAAAGTTGGGAACCTAGCATGGGTGGCCGTACCAACGAAACATTCCTCTAACGGATCCCAATCATTATGGCTTGATACTATGGTTTTCATTGTGTTCTTTCTTTGCCAGGAGAAAAGGACAAGTAAGTCTGTATGCGTTTTAGGTCCTCCTGTGCTTTGAGTGTACAGAACTCGTTGGCAAAATGCAACTGCACTTTGTTGTCAATAGCCATGTGCAGTATCTCGTTTGCTCTTGCTTTGTCATTTGGTAAACTGTGAATGCTCAATATCACTATGCCGTCTACTTTCTGTTTGATGTAATGTTCCAGGATGGGTAGCCAGGTCAAAAACTCGTTCTCAAATTGCACACCGTTATTGTTGATTCCTTTATTTGTGCAATAGTCATCTATGACCTTCCGCTGGAAATGTAATGGAATATTTTTATCGTATCTAGAATTATTTCCAACGTATGATATAAATGTCATGCCTGTGTAATCTGCATTATCAGATTGTTCGTAGTCACCTGGGAGTCGGAAAAACCCGCCGGGCTCTCGGCCATTGTATTCCTCACCTTCAGGAAGTACATGCCAATCTATAGCACATCTTGTCACTCCGGTCTCGTTGTTAACATTGCCGTGTATGTGTTCCTGTGTGAAAAGGTGCACTTCTCCTGGTGATTTTTCAACAGGGGTACATACCTGCAGGCATCTCTCCTCAAATTGTTCCAAACTCATTTTTTGATCTATTACTTCTTTTGTCAACTTTCTACTGTCTTGTAAGTTGGCAATGTACATACTGTTAGTGCCAGTTGCTTTGGTCAGTGGCATCCACATCGTTGCCATCCCTTTACCATTGTTATAAAATATTCCTTGATGGAACGGAAGTCGCCTTGCGTGTTTACTTTGGTCAGGGATCACACAATTAAGCGTTGGTTGTCTTTTGATAAGGTAACGTCTTCCTTGCAATTTTGATGCTATGTATTCTTCAGCGAACTCATCAAACAACACCATGTACTCTTTTCTGGCAAACGCTCTCTGGACATGCAAACATAGTTCTGATATCTGCGATGGGTTTACCGCTTCATGGATTGTTTCTAATGATAATACATTAGGAAATTTTTCTTTGATCACGTTTAGGATCAAATGTGGAAAATTGTATTTTTCTATGTCGTAGGTCAACTTATTGTTCTGCCATTGATCGTAAAAGTATGGATCACTCATCTTTCATTCTCCCGTCCCATATCCTAGAAAAACACAGTCTGTTTGTTTCTGTTCCACGATTGTATTCCTGGAATTGTCCGTTATTGTCTATGCCAAAGTACACACATGGAGATGCTTCTAGATTTAACTTATCACACATGTCTAACTGCTTCTGCCTATATTTGTTGTATATGTAATCAGCAGGATATCTTTCCATGAGTTTGATTCCAACATATGCACTCATCACATTGATGTAATTGTAATTTTTTTCATTGATCACGTACAGTTGATCTTCGAACTTTTTCCTCTGCATACGTATACCAATCCTATGTAACTCAACAGGAAAGACTTTTGACAGAGATGACACAACATATTCTATACACTTGTGTGTGAGATCCATTTCCTGGTTAACAGACAGACTGACGTAAGCAAGATCAAGCATGACCGGCACATCATTATTGTCGCATTCAGTTAATAACTTTTGTAGATAGCCTGGCACTGCACCCGTATCAGAGAATGGCACACTTATCAACACAACATCATTGGGTCTTATTTCATCCTCGTCAAGCCATGCGAATTTTTCTTTGTACCAAAGGCCTTTCATCATTTGATTGTAGAAGTACTCTCCCTTGGCTAATCTTAACCTTTTGGACTCTCTGAAACGTATGTAAAACTGTGCGAAAGATTCTGTGGTGCCCTGGGTGAAACACAATTCGCTATAATCCTCCCAACCTCTGATTTTAGGGTGTGCGGAGAACATCCATTGCTTGTACGTTTGCACGTATTTGCTTTTGATCGACTCGTTGTCCAACAGTGACTGATTAGATATGTATTCTTTGACTGCATCATCCCTCGTCTGACATGTCTCCGAGTCATGGACACTGTAGGCACCGCCGAACGGTTTCTCCTTGTTGTCTGGAAGGTCCGTGTACCTCGTGGTCATTTATTTTAAAAAGCCGCTGATTTGTAGTGTGTACTTGTCTTCCATGCCAGCATTGGCACCGATGTGTAAAACCTCACTGTCCCACATATGTCCACTGCCCTGTTTCCAGTGCGTGTCTACTTCATCATTGTACTGTAGGAAGTGTCCTGCCTTCCAGTCCTCGAGATAAATGTTACATCGCACCACCGTTCTTGTGTTTTCGGGATACTGGGTTTTTATCTTGTAGAACGTGTCTCTGTGTAAGGGTATAACGTTACCCGGTGGTTGCATGATAGTGCTGACCGTAACTGTTTCAATGCCTAACTTCTCCTCCAGTTCATCGTAATCGCATTCATCCTTGTCCCAGAACTTCTGGTGTATGGTTGTGTTGGCCAACCCGTAAGTCTGAGGGAAGCCACCTGGAAATTTCTCATGTATGTCCTTGAGCTCAACCACTTGGTGTGCGATACAAGTGCTACCTTTTGGTATTTCTTGTGATAGGAAATGTTTATAGTCTATATCTAGGTGAATTTTTCTATGCATACTAGTAATTAGTTTACAAGATATTGTGATGGTTGTCTACTGGATAAGTTCGGACTCATAAACGGTTTTACCGTTTTCCTTCATGGCAGTCAGTGATTGCTTACGATTGCCCTCTGACTTGTATGAAACGTGTTATTATGCCTCCAAAATGCATTCACTGTTGTTTCTTTTTTACAAGTTAAACAACTTAATCTATATTTTGGACCTGTTGATCTATGAGGTTTTCTCATTTTAATTTTTGTTTCTGTAGTATGTTGTTTTCCAAACATTGGGTTTCTTTGTCCTTTAGCAATTCCTAGAGTTTTTCTAATTTTGCTTATTAATTTTTTTGTTTGATCTGAATGTGTACTGCCTAATCTTACTTTATTTCCTTTGTTTTTTAATCCTATTTTTAATTTTGTTTGTTCTGATAATTTGTGACCTTTTAATTTTATACTTTTTTTCTTATTACATAGATCCCCTAAGTTTCCACCTTTTCCACCTAGTGCTATATTATAAGTATCTTTTCTTTTAATAAAATCCTCAGTAACTATTTCTGCTTCTTTTTTAAAACATTCAACAGGTGTTCCATAACACCACAATATTTCTTTTTTAAAACTGTTGATACCGTATTTTTTTATTGCTTTGTTTAATATTAATCCAGAACCAAAATATCCATCATCATGATGTTTACTGTTAGTTTTAACGCCAACATAAAATTTATTATTATTTAGATTAGTAGTTTTATAAACGTAATTTATCATGCTCTATACATGACCAAGTCCTGCAAGATACACTGTTTTTCTAGTTGCCGGATCTCTTAATGCAGTTAGAACTTGTTTTCTATTGCCTTCACTGACATAACTTACATGAACCCAGCCAGCATCAGGTATACCTTTTTCAGCAAACTCTAAAATTAATTGGTCGAATTCTAAATTATCAGCGATCCACTGAGCAACTGTTTCATTTGCCGTGCCTGGACATTCGATATCAACTGCTTCTCCTTTGCAGTGCTGTGAGTTGCTTGAACCACCCACCGCTTCGTTCAGTGCCGGTCCCCTGTATCCTGAGTTGATCACTGTGACACCAAAGTTGTCCCTGACCTTCTGTACCACGTTTGCGAATAATTCTTTTGCGTTTGCTAGGTGTTCTTCACCTGGGGTGTTGTCTAGGCCTTTTCTAGTCGCAGTTTGACTTTTTGTGAATTCTGCCAGTGTGAAGTTTGCACTCAATCTCATGCAACTATTTATCAATAAGTGCGTATATTAAATTACCAGCCTGCTTTGCTCATTAGGGCAGATTGACCATCCTTGCTGAATATAAATCTGTCTTCAGTGGTCTTTGTGATCTGGTATGGCCCGAAGTATTTTGTTAGATACATGCATTCACTCATTGCTGACTCGTCCAGTTTGAATGCTTTCACTTCGTTCATGATCATGTTGGTTGAACCAAATGCGTGTAATTCAAATCTCAGTGTCTCATGGCTACCCTGCTTCTTGATGGACACTATGTTGTTGTCCAGTTTGAATTCCATCATCTGGAACTTGTCAAAGAACGTCTGTGTCTCTTCCAACTTCATGCCATTGATCTTTTGTGTATATGCTTCTGGTGTCCTAGGCAATATTTTTGCCATATTGGCCGCTGATGCCTCGAACGGTGTCACATTCTTGTGGTACGTGAATTCAAACGTTTCGATGTTTGTTAGTTTCTTGAGATCATCAAGGAACTTCCTGATGTGTTGATCTACCGCTTCCACCCTTGCGAACTCAACAAACACTCTGTGCTTACCATCCTCCAGTGTGCCTGGTGTTGCATCTGCATCCAGAACTTCCTTGTATCCTGTCTCTGCGAAACGTTCTAGGTCCTTTGCTGGTGCCATTCCGTCAACAGTGAATGCTAGGACCATGATGTTCCTGTCTTCACCCATCTTGCTTTTGAATTGGTCTACTGAGAATCGTTTTGAAACGACTCCGTCTAGGTCACCGGCCTTTAATCCTTCATTAACTAATGTCATCTAAACTACTTAAATCTCCAGGCGCCTGGTCTGTTGCTTCTTGGCTCTCGATCTCGTCCTTGCCGTGTTTGAAATTACCAATTAATGCTTTTGGCATTTTAATTTCTACTATCCAAATATCGTGGGCGTCTATCTTGCCCTTGGTTGTGCCTGGTCTGTAATCTGCTGGAGTTTTGATCTGTCTTGGTTTCATTAACTCGTCTTTTTTATATGTGACTTTACAGCCTCTGTCCAACAATCTCTTGCCTCCCGCAGGATCTGGCATCTTGTCTGCTGGCCACATGAATGAACATGTGACGAAGTGTCTTGAATCCACAGGACCTGAAAGCAATTCACCTTCTGCCCAGTTCTCAAAGACGTACACGTCCAGTTCGTCTACGACCCTCTCGAAGTCTTTCAATATGCCCAGAGTAGGGCCTACCGCGTATAACGATTGTACGTTTTTGATTATGTCTAAGACGTCGTGCATAGTTCTTATTTATCCTAAATATCTGTGTTGTAAAATATGCATACTTAATCTGGAAATTTGATCTTAAGTATTTGTACATGAGTCGGAAACAAAGACACATCAAATTGCAATCAATCACAACCTATGAGGAACCTTATGCTATCATCAAACGGCCTACAAATGCGACCTTTATTTCAACGGAAATTATGGAAACTAATGAGGAAGAAACGAGTGTACGACAAGAGAGTGAGCTTGTACATGCAGAATCAAGATTGGCTTAGGATAAGGAAACAGAAGGACAGACGTAGACGTAGGGTGTTAACTAGATTATGGAAGGCAAGCCAATTGGCCATGCTCAAGAGGATTTACAATCAGGCTATTTGATAAAGGCATCTATCGCTTCGGCGTACCACTGTCTGTAGTGCTGTTCGATACGTTCGAAAGGGATCTGATCTCTCTGTGCTATAGGGATACCTGGTAGGTCATTCTTAAGGACCTCTTTGTTGATCAAATCAAGTACCACTGTGTACTCTAACATTTTTCCTGGACCTATTTTCTTCTTTGAAAGTTCTACAAATTCATCAAACTTCTTGTCTGGTTTTATTATGTACTTCACACAGAAGAATCTTTTCTTGTTGTGTTTACTACCCATTTTGTAACCTCGCTAGTTTTATCATTACACTTGCTAAATTTATTTCAGGATCAGCGACGAATGAATGGTCCACCAATCCTTGCTTGATAATTAGCACTGCCTTGTCCTGTGCGTCCTCATCTTTGGATATTATTTCCAAGTTGTCATACAACCATCTGTATATCTCCTCACACTCTTCTGGTCTTGCCTGGGCACACACAAGTTTCCTTGCTTCTTGTATCTTGCCCTGCTTGAACAGATCCACCATCTGCAGTCTGTAGTCCTGTTGTCCTGAATCACCCGATGCCGGT